CGATGAATATTATATGGCTGTTTGTAACTTAACCGGTATGATTTGTATATATAATAGTGATCTTAGTTTATTTATGAGTCCTATGGCTGATGGTCCCATTAAATTTTCTGGTAATTTAGATAATGGAATGAGCATTGATAATATTACACAATATGGTAGAACATTTAGTATTGTTAGAGTGCCTTATGCTTTCAAATTGTTAATACAAGAATTACAAGCTATGAATATACAAATTAGAATTATTACTGATAAAAATATTGATCAAATTACTAGCATGGGTTTTAATAAAAGTATTGAAAGTATAGAACAACCAGTTGTGAAAAAAATTAAGAAAGATAAAAAAATAAAACTAGGTGAAATTGACCAACAACCAGAAGTTCAACCACAACAACAAGATGAAGTTATTGAACAATCTCATAAACAAGAATTAATTGAAAAAGTTCAACAACTTGAACAAGCTGAACAAGTTGAAGAACCTGAACAAAAATCAGAAATACAACCTGAAAAACTCGAAGCTGAACTAGAAATTGACCCTGTAATTCAAGAACAATTACCACCTGATATTGATGCTTCTCCTAAACCAGATATTCAGCAACCACAGGATAATATAACAAACATTCCATTAATTAATAAAAATTTAAATAAAATGGAAGATATTATTGAAGGTAAACCTGTTGTATCTATATTAGAAGGTGGAAAATATAATAAACATGATGAATATGTTAAAGAAGAATTTGAAATTTTAGGAGATTTAGATGAAGAAGGACAGGAAGATGGCGAAGAAGAATATGAAAATAATAATAAAACAAGAAGTGTTGAATTTAATTAATATATTTCAATAGTAATATTTATTATAAAAATTGAAATATATTAAAATCTATTATATAGTTATTATTATAAAGATGGCTGAAAATGAATATATTAAACAAATTTACAAATCACGCAATATTCTTTTAGATATACTAAAAGAGAGAGGTTTTAATACTGATGATTTTAGTGGATTTAGTATTAGCGAAATTCATGCCATGTATCAAAATAAACAATTAGATATCTTACTATCAAAACCGTTAGAAGAAAGTAATAAAGAAAAAAAAGTTTATATTAAATATAATCTTAGTAAAACATTAAGACCTAATAATATTTATGATATTATTGAAGATTTGTATAATATTGAAAAAATGCTTAAAAAACGAGATGATCTTATTATTATCATTAAAGAAGAACCAAATGAAACTTTAGAAAAAATGCTTAAACACATTTGGGATCAAGAAAAGATTTTTATAATTATTATTAATATTCAACGTCTTCAATTTAATATATTAAAACATACTCTTGTTCCAAAACATGTTGTTTTATCTGATGAAGAAGCAAAAGAAATTAAAATTAAATACAATATTTTAGATGATACACATATTCCAGCTATTTCTAGATTTAGCCCTGTTTCTCAGGTAATTGGAATTCGCCCTGGACAAATTTGCAGAATTGAAAGACCCAGTAAAACTTCTATTACAACGAATTTTTATAGAATTTGTTCTCAATAATATATAATATATATATAATGTTAAATTTAATAAAACCAAAACAATATCAGCAAGATTTTGACAATGAATTTACAAATTATAACATTATATTGGATGAAATAGAAAATGTATACCCTAATTACAGATTAAATGAAAAAGATAAAAAAATAGCTAATGAATTAGCTAATAATAATTCTAATTTAACAGAAAGCCAGTCTAGACTTTTTTCTTTAAAGAATAATTTAGAAAATAATACAGAAAAATTAAGAACATTAAATGATAATATGATTGAAGAAATAAATGAATTAGATGAAGACATTGAAAAATTGCAAGAGAGATATAATAGTCTATTAAATAGTAATAATGCAGCTAAGCATGCGCTAGTTGATTTCAGATTTTCATATAATGAAAAATTAATTTACAATATTATTTTAGGCATTATTATATTTAGTCTTATCTTTATGAGCTACAAAAGAAAACCTATTGTAAAATAAATTTTATCATAATTTATTTTTTATATTTATTAAATCTTTCAAAATAACATTTTCTAGTATTATTGTATATATAAAATGTTAAATAATGACCCAAATTTAGAACAAGGTAGAAAATTTTTAAATCATGAAAAAAACACATTAGAAACTATATTACCTAATTTAAAGTTAATTGAGCAAACTTCTTCTCCAAAACTTTCTTCTATTATTGAAGCTATGAATGATAAAGATTCTATAAATAGTAAAAATCATGCACAAAAAGAAGAAGTTTCGAAATTAGAAAAAGCATTCAACGCAACTTTAGCAGAATATACTGCTACATATAAATTAATCAATGAAGAATTGATATTAAACGCGGCTTTACATAAAGAACAAGAAAAATATTTTGGAAGTATTGTAACTAATAATAAAAATTATATTTATGTTAATGACTATGGATTTACACATAAATTTGCCGATGATACTATTAAAAAATTAGCCCCTAATTGCCCCAAAGATTTTAAAACTGTTGATTTTGAAAAAGATGGAATTAATAAATTAACCGCCAGTCAACCTATGGGAATTGGACAAGCTTGTAGAATTGCTGGAAAAAATATAATAAACAAACAAACTAAAGAAGTTGCTTGGGTTGATATTAAAGGGGTTAAACATGTTTATTCACAAGATATTTGGAAAGAAAAATCACAAACATGCTTTATTGATCCTATTCAATTTGATAATGATATGTATGTAAATATACCATCTGGATCTCCCATGACTAAAACTTCTATATGTAACAGGTTAAATGTTCAACCTAAATTATGGAAAAAATTATATCAATTAAATGATACATTATTAGAATTGGCAGAATTAATGTTATTAGAAATTGCTAAATTAGAAGTAAGAGATGCTAGAATAAATAATGATATTGCCGAACAAAAACAAAAATTACATAAATATATTAATAATTTCAATAATAATAAACATAGCATTTATGAACTTGAAAATACCAACATTAATTTTACTGGAAATAGAGATGATTCGCTCATTAGATTAAATATGGAATATTCGAGATATTACACATGGTTGATACTAACAATAATTATTGGTGCTATAATTTTTTATACATACTCAGGTTTTGGCGAATCTAGTATTTTACAAATATTTTTATTAATAGTTTCTATTATTGCTTTATACTATATAATCAAATATTTTAGAAGACATTATTTTTAATAATATCTATATTATTAATATCTATATTAATAATATATGGCTATTAGTAATATAGAAAAACAATATAATAAGGATTTAGATACTTTAAGAAACAAAATCGGTGATTACAAAGAAATATTTGATAAATTTAAAGAACTTACAAAAAATACTATAGAATGTAATAATAATTATCTAGATATAAGTAAGGAAAAATATAATGGTTATATTTTTCAAGGTTATGGATTTTGTAATGCTTCTCAAAATAGAGAATTTATTGATAATAAAAATAATTCTATAAATAATCAAGACCAATGTAAAAAAATTTGTGATTCTGAAGAAAATTGTTCTGGTTTTACCATGTATAAACCAGGCACTCATAAAAAAACAATTATTCCCGTTGATCCAGACCCGCCTCGTATCCTCGGAGCATGGTATGGCAATAGAGATGATCAATCTGATCTTTTCGGGGATAAAAATGGTTTTACAAACAGGTTACCCGAGATCTGGAAGCTTAACACCGGCAAAATGACACAACTTCGGCAAATTAGCAACAATAACACAAAGTTAACGACCTACCTGAAAGACTGGTCTATTGTAGATGGTGGAGTTGTCATAAAATGGATCGGAGATGTAGATCATATCCTTGTAAATATGGCATTAAACAAAGAGGTCTACTATGGTTTTTCAAATGACGGTGTGACTTGGGTAGGAGACCCGATACGCATGGCGATATGGTCAGCAGACACGCGAACTATAGGGGGGACGCGCAATATGGCGGGTCCAACCAACTCGGTATACCAAGTCGCGCTTCCTAAAGGAGCGAAATATATGTTGATCGGTTCTGGAAATGGAAACAACTATGTCAAGACGATCGAACTCGTTCCTCCTAAGTTGCCAGGTAAAATTGAATATGATAATAGATGTTATTGGTTTAAAGATACACCTATTACAGAATGGAATGGTTCTACAGTTACTAAAAATAATAATTTATTAGGAGATGACGTTATGTGTTTCAAGAAAATAACTTCTGATATGAAAATGTGTCCAAAAGAAAAACCCAATTGTAATGGTGGTATATGCATGTCTAGAGATAATACTTTACAAAATTTAGAAAATGAAATTTTAATTTTAAATAATGATATTATAAATTCTTTTGTAAAACTTAATAATGATTATAAAAGATACAAAAATAGTTCTGAAATGATAAATATATCAAAAGAAATTAAACTATTAAATACAATGCAAGAATTACAAGTTGAAAAACAACTCTTAAAAATGGAAAAAGAAGAAAATACAACTAATACTTTTACATCAAAAGATAATATTTTAAAATCAGAAAATAAATATTATAATTATTTATTATTACTAGTAATATTAGTTATATATAGTGTATATAGTCTTTATAGAGGAGAAAACTATGATAATATTGATTATATTATACTGTTGTTAATTTTATTATATGTAGCATATATTAGTTATATCACAATATATAAATGATATTATTTATAATAAAATATTAAATTATATTATAAATGGATATTGAAAATAATATGCCAGAGCAAACAATAAATAACATAAAAAATTTACAAGATTTAGAAAAACAATTATACATTAATTTGCAAAATGAATCAAAAAATAATAATAAAGATAGACAAACTGCTATTATCAAACAAATTAATGATATATCGCAAACTAGAATTAATATGTTTGAACAATTAAAATCTGTTTATCAATTGTTAGATAATAATTTTGAAAGTGATAGAAATAATTTAGCAAATGAATTATCAACATTAGCTGTTGTAGAAAAAAATTTAAATAATTCAAAAAAGCAATTGAAAAAGTTAGAAACTAATAATGCAAATACTTTAAGAATGGCTGAAATTGATGACTTTTACAGCAAAAAATATAATGCTTATACAAAAATATTACAATTTTTAATATTATTAATGATTCCTGTTATCATTGTTGTTGTATTAAAACGTAATCAAACTATATCATATGATACTAGTAATGTATTATTCACGATTATTATTGTAATTGGATTATTTTATATTGGAGGTTCATTATTTGATTTATCTAGAAGAAATAATATGGCATTCCAAGAATATGATTTTCCTTTAAATATTAAAGGTTCAACTGAGCAAGGCGTTATTGAATATGATTTAGAACAATTAGGCTTTTTAAAAGATAATATTGATAATGAATTTGATAATTTAAGTCAAAGCTTAAGTGGTGAATGTATTGGTGCCGAATGTTGTGCTAAAGATATGATTTTCAATACTAAAAAAAGTATATGTCAACCAAAACCAAAAGGTAAAAATGCTACTGAATCATTTTTATCTAGTGTAGAAGGTGCTCCTTATTAATTATTTCTCATGTTAATTATATTTCAAATAATTAATTCTCAGGTTATATTAATATGGTTAAAAAATGTTCAGATGTTAATATAAATAGTTTAGTTGAAGAGAGAGTTAATGAATTAATAGCCAATGAAGCATTTATGCAAAAAATTGTTAATCAAAGAATTCAAGATATGATGAAGAAAGGAGCATTATCTGCTGAAGAAGAATTTGCTTTTTTACAACAATTAGAAAGACAAGGTATTCAACCACAACAATTCAACAATTTATTTAAAATGTTAGAAAATAAAATATTATATAATGAAAAATTAATAAATTCTAATGAAGCACAAATACTTAAACAGCAATGGCAAGATTATATTAATTTTAAAAAAGAAATACCAGATATTATTGATAATAAAGAAGAAATATATTATTTATTTACTGAAAAAGTTGGTTTAAATCCACCTGGAACTTATCATAATGTATTAAAAACAAGATATACAAAAGAAGCTGAAAACAATAGAAATAATGAATTAATTGAAATTGATGATTTTAGAAGAACTATTACTGTAATTCTTAATGATTATACTGGATTAACTAATTCATCTAACAAAATAAAAGAATTATTAAATGTGAGAAGAAAAGAAAAAAAGAAATTAGAAGAAAAAATAGATCAATTTATTAGAACTGTTGATACTAATGAACGCAAAATTTTTTATGAAATTAAGGAAGAAGATTGGTTGAATTTTTATAAATATGTTATATTTTTTATATATTATTTATTAGTAATTTATTATTTATTTTTTGGTTCCTTCTTTTGGAATGATAAATACAAAAATTATAAAAATTGGATAATATTAATATTATATATTTCTCTCCCATTCTTTTTAATGAATATTATTAATTTATTCTTTAGATTTTATGATTATGTCAAATCTTTAATAAATAGACAATTCCCTAGAAACGTATATATTGATTTATAAATACATAAATGGTTTTAATAATTTTATTTATGTATTAAAAATATAGATAATGGTTTTATCAGTAACAATTAATGTTTTTTTATTTTTAATTCTTCATTCCATTTTTTAAAATTGGACATAAAAAGTATGTCCATTTTTTATTTTTCGATTTGAGAATTGCAAAAAAAATGAAAAAATCACTTTAGACCATAATGGTTTGTTTTATAATTTTTGTTTTATAAAAGTGTTACTGAACTTTTTATTTTTATTTTTTGAAAAAGATTTAGGAGATTTTTATGTAAGTATA